ACGCACACTGCGGCTGATACGATACCCGCCCTGTCCCGAGGCTCCAGCTAAGACGTTGTTGAATAAGCTCATGCGTAGGCGGCTGTGAACACAGCTTGGATGCTGGTTGATGAACGGACAATGTAGTCAATCCGGTCGGCTGCGCTGGCTGCTGTGGACAGTGTCGGTGCAATGCCGCTGGGGAAATCCCAGTTTGAACTGTATGCCAGCGTCCTTGAACCTGTGGCATCTTGGTTTATAAAGATTGACCCAGACTGCCCAACAACCAGCCCGGTTGGGTTGCCCAGTGTTCTGTTGCCGCCCAAGGTCACAGTGAAATTGTTGGACACCGACATGTCCACAGCAATCGTAGCCGCATCTGTCAGCGTGGTTACTGTGGCGGCGAGTGGGCCATCCAACGTATCTGAATTGGCGGTTTCCCCCAAAGAGGTGACAGAGGCTCCGCTGTAGATTGATTTGACGATTCTGACCATTATGATGACACCAATGAAATGTTGCTGGAAGCACCTGTGTACGTATAAAACGGCAGGTACTGGTTATTCGGCAAGGCTATCGGTGAAGACGAACCTGTGTAAGTATAAAAGGGGAACCTGTAATTGATAGGGGTGACAATAGGCTGGATGCCAAGATAGCGAACAGATATGTTTCCAGTTCCGCTCGGTGGAGCACCAGTGAATGTAAGGGTTGTCCCTGATACTGTGTATGTTGATGGGTCTTGAACAACGCCAGTCACAACCACAAGCAAAGACGTAGTGGACGCAGGAGCAAGCGTCATAGTAAACGCTGTAGCCGAACCTGTTCCACTGAACGTATCTGTCAGGAATGAGGATGTGATTGGTGTGTTGCCGATATAGCTCACTCTGTTACCTCATCAGCAGGAAGTGGTTGGTTGCCCTCTGCAAGCCAAGCAAGGTAGGCTTGATAGTCGGTGTTGGCAGGGTCAAAGGGAATCCATGCGCCATCTGATGTGCGAATAACGCTTTGAAATTTGGTTAATTTATACATTTATAACTCCGCATCTGCTGTTACAACAATTGATGTTGTACCAACGAAATATGGTTTTACTGTCGTACTTAAAGATGTAAATCCTCCTCTTCTTACGCTGACTCCTTGAGTACCAGTAGAATTAAAAGACCATGAACCACCAGACGCTGTATAAGCAGTAGTAAAATTATTTACAATAAGACCACTTAAAACACCTGTCATTGTTGGAGATGCCCTCATTTCTACAGGAAATGTTGCGGCAAAAAATGCATCTGTAGTTGTGGTTGCAACTACATCAGCAAATTGTCCAGAGCCTCTGACTGGATAATAATATCTTTGACAAAGTTGTAACTCAGTACCATAAGGTCGGTAATCAAAGCTCGTTGCTGTTGAGCCTTTTTCTAACTGTACGCCTGTGACATACCAAGTAGCGCCATTTGTTCCGACTACTGATGTTGCGCCTGTGGCTGATCGAAAATCACCAGTCGCCCATGCACCTGCTGTACTACTATAAGTTGAACCAACACCAAGACCAAAAGTAATATAAACTCCAATCCCATTAGTTGCCCCCGCCCAAGTTCCTGTTGTATCACCAGCAATAGTTATAGTTTTTTGTTCCCATGTATTTGCTGATGAGATTGTGTATGTAAAGGGATATGATCTATTAAAACTTGATCCATTTCCTAAACTTCCGCCAAATGTTCCTGTTAAAGAGCTACGAACCCAAAAAGATAAAGTAATAGTTTGTGCATTTGCAGTACCCCAAGCCATATCTGCAAAATTAAATCCTTCAATTGGTTGAATAAAAGTATAAATACTACCAGCAACTATTGAAAATGCAGATTGTGATGTTATTCCATAATAGTTATTAAACCCTGCTGGAGGAGTTACTGCACCAGCATTTTGTTGCCCAATAACTTTACCAGTTGTAGGCGATTGAACAACTTGCCATCTATCTACTGTATATCCACTAATGGTGTTTGCTGTTGCCGCCCCCGCATTCCTCTGGTCAATCACCATTGCACCATTGATGATGCGGTTCTTGAAGCCTGTGTACTGTGCGTTGCTATCCAAGCTGACAGACGTTACCCCGCTTGCTGTAAGCCCTGCTGATCCAATTGTGCTTATTGGCATTACTTGTTCTCCAGTGCCGCCTTGATTTCGTCTACTGTCGATGCTGCGTCAATCTGTGTTTGCATCTCTGTGTACTTGGCTCTGATCGCTACTCTTGCCGCTTCTGCGCCTTCCATCTGACCGGGAATCTGCTTGGCAATTGCGTTGTCGTATGGTTCAAACTCAACAGCCCGAGCCGCACGGCGCAGGTTGTGAGCAATGTCTTTGGCTTTATTGACGTTGATCGTAATCATTCTGAATACTCCCATGCGTTGCGGAATGTGCGATCTGTAGGAACATCTGCTGTGTCAATGATTTTGAATGGCTTACCGGAAGGAACATCCTTGGCGGCAATTTCCTCAATGGTCATTGTCTCAAGTGCCTCTGGTGCGGGGATGACAATAGCCACGCCGCCTTCATCTGTTGGGTAAATAATCCTTTTCATGGTTTTTCCTTGTTAGCGAATTATTGACACTTGGGCAAAAGACACATCTGTAGGCGTACCAGCACCATTTAAAAAATCAGTTCTTACTGCCGATGTTGTTGGTGGCGTGTCATTAGCTACTGCACCCCACGATACATAAGACCCACCATCATGTGTGCCAGTTACGTTTGTGCAGTAATTTGCGTCAGGCATTGCATTAGTAAAATTAACTGTGTATCCCCCTGTGCCATTATCAGTAATGCTTGATACATTGGCGGAGCCACGAATTGCAACAGTACCTGTGCCGTTAAAGTTCACCCAAGCACGACAGCCATATGCAGTAGCAGATGAGCCATAACCCGAGTTAAACGCTAAGTTACCTGCCTGATCAATCCTAAATTGCTGTACGCCATTTAAGTTTCCAGATATAAAATTACCAGTCCATCCCGTTGGTGCATTTATAAAATATGCATTTGAACCACTTGCAAGATTCGTAGTATCAACTTGCAATCCTTGGTTTGCTGTGGCATAAGATGGATAGAAAGCGGCTAAACCTCCATCCATACGAAAACCTATTGAACCGGATGAAGCTACTACATTTAACTTTGCATTTGGCGAACTCGTACCAATCCCCACATTACCGCTGGAGTCGATACGCATAGCCTCAGCACCGCCCTCAGCAAAAGCAATGGTGTCAGCGGCAGGAAAGAAGATGCCTGTGTTGGTGTCGCCATCATTTGTAATAGACGGAGCGGCGGCAGACCCATCTGCAAAGTTAACCGTAAGCCCATTCTGAAGCTGCGTCGTACCCACAGTCCCCTGCCCCGGCGCAATCACCTGCGTAATCGGGCTTGTGTACCGCACATAAATGTTGTTTGTACCACTGGGCGGGGCAGAGGTGAATGTGATGGTGTTGCCACTGACTGTATAAGCACTGCCGGGGTCTTGAACCACATTGCTGATAACGGCCTCCACCTGCGCCACAGAAGCCACTGGGCGGGACAATGTAAATACCGTGGTCGAAGCGTTCCCGCTGAAGAAATCTACAGCCGGAATAAATCCTTGCGTGGTGTTGGTATTGCCTATGTAGCTCATGTGATATTCAGAACAGAGGTTACGACATCAATGGACGACGCTGCGGAAGAAACTACCTTCAATACGTCACTGGTGGTCAAGACTACTTTTTGATCTCCGCCCACAATCACCAAAGCTCCTCCGACAGGAACAGATGCTCCCTTCACAAGGTAGTAGTCCACGGCTAATCTTGTGAAATACGCATCGACTGTCACCGGGCTGGTAGTTATGTTGGCGCAAGACATGCCAATGATGGTTGTCTGTGTTGATGCGCCAATAGTCACAACAGTTGCCGCCGATGTCCCGACAGATTTGTTTGCGTAAGATGTGAATGTATTTGCCATGTTTTATCCTAGTGCAATTGCAAGAGCAACGGCTGTACCTGCTGGATCGACTTGTAGGTTTGTTTGTGCGGCAGCAATCACTGTTGAGCTGGATGCAGAAACCTTCTGCCACAAGGTTGAGCTTGTGCTGTAAACGAGCATCTCTCCATTTATAGGAGATTGAGCAGACACATTATGCAGCTCGTCCATCTCATAGCCGTTCTGTACTTTAACAAACAGCTTGCCTTGGGTCGGATGGGCATGCTCTACAACAGCCACATAAACCAAATGGTCTCCGCCGGATGGCTTGGTTGTTGTCAATCCACCTGCGGTGGTCGGACTCAAGTAAAGTTGCTGACCATCTGTGTAAGCAGATGTATTGATATTGCTAATCAATCCAATGATCGTTACATAGCCTGTTGCGTTGTTTGCAATATCTGCTGTGATGAGGCCAAGCGTCTGTGCTGATGTTGCATCGATGTCTGCCTGAGCTTTGGTGATTGTTGGAATCTGTCCATTTGCTCCAGAGATGAAAACAGCCGTACCCTTTGTAACTGTTGCGCCTGTCATGTTCTTGACCTGACAGATTACGTTTGTTGAGGCAGCAGCGACAGATACGCTCAGGTCACGAGTAGTCCCGACAGAAGTAATTGAAACAGATCCATCTGTTGATGTGACAGATTCAATCTTGTCTGTGTTGAGATTACTGAAGTTGGTATCGACCTCCGTATTGGTTAACGGTGATCCTTTAACCGAGCGAAGGACGATTGTTGACATTTACTACCCCAATCAAGATACGGTGATAGTCCAAGTGATGCTCATTGCATCATCAGCACCCTTGTTCACAACAGAGAACACAGTGCGGCATAGCATCGTTCCAGCAGAAGACGCATTGAAGATGCCAGCCTCTGTCACTGCGCCAGTGCCTGTACCGGCTGGGAAGCTGGCGACATACGTCACGACGTTGGTAGAACTGGTTCCGCTGCTCAATGCTGTGCGTGATCCTGAGATGACGGTCTCAAGAGTTGTATTGCCTACGGCAGCAGCAGTAGTTCCAGTACCCAACTCCATGTGGCTCATCACGTTGCTGGATGTGCCGACCATGCGTGAGGCAATAAATGTCTTGCCGGAGGTGACGACCAAGTTCTTTACTTCACGGCTGTCCTTGAGAGCGCCATCAGAACCAAAGACATCAATCTTTAAAGATCCGGTGATTTTTAATGATTCATCAAACATGTTTCTTCCTTGTTAAAAAGTTCTGTAGTAACCAACATAATCTTCTGCAAAGTATGTCAGGTCACAGTATCCTTGAGAGAACAGATAGCCGCTATCAGATGACGTTACGGAATCTCGAATTGTCTTGCTGCTTAACAACAATATCAGGTCAGAAGAAGACACGACGTTGTTTGTGAAGTCGCTGAATGAAATCGTTGTTCCATTTACATCTGACAGATCATTCAGCGCAAACGAATCAGCAAGATACTTTTGAAACGTAAACGCCAAGGTCTCGCTGGTTGCTATGCTTTCAGAATTAACTTTATTGATTGATCTTGTAGATGTATCAGATAAAGATATTGTTTCCTCAAAAAAGCGAACAAATACCAGAAGCGACTCAAGTACATCCGATAAGGATATAGAGTCAGACTTTCTAAGAGAGGTACTTTTTGCTTGCGAGTCTGCAAAAGAAACTGAATCAGATGGCGACTTGGAGAATGCGATGACCTTGCCGTCTACCAATACAACAGATTCTGTTATGTATCTGTACAGACCTGTAGTGTCTACAACTACATCCAAAAACAAATTGATGTACGCAATCTCAGCCGCAGGTATCGTATAGGTTACTGTCGCTGTTGGTATAACCTGCGACCGTGTGATGACTGGAGTAACTTTCGATATGTCTGCTTTTGCTAAAACACGCTCAGACTCAACAACAGCGTCAACCAGCGTGACGCTTAATCTAGGCTTGGCATTCTGAACAGATGCCGATACCTTCCCAGACATTTAGAAATCCTCACGGATCTTGAACTTCAGCAAGTCGTAGACAGTTTGAATCTGACCATCAGCGAATGTGATTTCAATCTCGCCTTCGTAATCTCCTGCGTCTCCTGTGAGCATGGCAGGAGTGGACGCTGGGTAAAAAGCAACCTGTCCAGCAGAGCCAGATGTCACCGTGCCAGTGACTGTTGCTTGAAGAGTTGTGCTGCCGGTTGGACGAAACTTTAAAACGACAGTTGCGCCAGTGATGTTGACTGGATCACCTGTTGTCTCGTCAGTGATTGTGCAGACAATTGCTGGTCGAGTGTCGCCTTGAACGAGTTTGATTTTGTCTGTCATGGTTTCCTCAACTTTACTCGCAAATCTGATCTCACATTGCCACGAGCAGCACGCTGTCTTGCATCGTTCAGGCCGATTGTGTATCGAACCTGATTGAAGTTTGCAGACTCAGCATTTGAGTACGGCTTGCCCGGGGTGAGCATGAGCCTTGCCTTTGTTCCAAACCCAAGTGTCTCGCTCCAGATTTCAAACAAGAAGTCTGCAACCTCTGTCACTGTTCTCAAGGGAACAAGCGCCACTCTCATTGTAATGGCGTTGGCATACTTCTGATCCGGTATTGGCAGGATAGTGAAGGTGTCAACATCCTTTTGGGTGTATCCGGCGGGTGGGCCTTTGCTGGCTGCGTATCCAGTGATGCTGGTTCTGTAGGCATCCGGCAGACCAATATCGTCCGGAGCCAATGGATCAAGTTCCTGACCCAGATACCAGACCTTCATGATCTTCTGAATACGGTAGTTCTTGGGCGGCTCCAGATCGTAATCTGTCACATTCTCATAGGCGGTGATCGGGTCGAGCGTGTCCTGATGGATCAGGCTCTTTTCACAAAACTCGATGACCGTGTTTCTCAGGGCACGGATCGCCATGTCCGAGGAACAGCCGGGTACGTCTGTGAGGATCTCTGGCAAGAATGATTCAAGTGTCTTCATGTGATCCCCAGCAAGCTGGCCTTAAATTTCTGGTACAGGGTAGACGACCGGCCATCCACTGCAAACTCATCGTCTCTCAATTCTGCTCTGTGAACAACATAGTCCACCAGCGAAAGCAGGTAGTCGTCAGAGATTGGGATCGTGGATGCCGCTGTGTAGGCGGCGAACGACGTGGTCAGGTTGGACAAGAACAGATCCGGCCTGACCCGACGAGCCTCGATCAGCGCCGAGCGAGCGTAGCTCATCAACTGGGCCTCCGTATACCGAGGGGTTGGGTTTAAGTCAGTGATCTCGTCATTGAGCAGCACCCTAGCATCGTTCATTACAGTTTGAAATGTTGCCATTTATACTACCAAAGTACCTTTCTAGCCCAGTGATTTGCACTGAACACATCATCCTTGGTGGGCTGACCGCTTTTGTTTTTGATTCCTGCTGACCGAGCAAGGTAATTTTTCCTGCGCTCTGGGTCTTTGTGTTGTGTGAAATCTTCCATTCCACGTAATCCGAAGCGCACGAGCTTGACTTCGTCGCCTTTCTTGGCAAGGACAATCTTCTTTTGCTTTGCCCCTGCTGGCGCATTCTTTGGCTTATTGAAGCCATCGAATTCTTGGCCGTGATAGATGAGCTTGCCGCCCTGTCTTTTAACGTCTTTGGCTTTCATGCGGCCTCTTTGTAGAGCTGGACTTTGATGTCGTCTTGGATCGATACCTCGTCATCCGTTGGCTTCTTCGGCTTTTCTTCTTCCTGAACGACCTCGTATCCCAGATCCAGTAGTTTTTCGTCGTACACCACCAGACGACCCGTGCGTTTGTTTCTCATGAACATGCGATTCTCCCAACTGGAATACGGTTGCGGATTGGATTGACTGCAACGACTCGCAGATTTTGACACACCGCTCGTCCCAGCCTTTGTCTCTCTGCCAGTAGCATCCGCTGCATGGCATGTCTGATCCTATTCCAATAACAGATTCAGAGCAATCAAAAACAAAGTTTTTAGTCGTTGGGCCGAATACAGCAACAGTCGGCGTACCAAGCAGTCCGGCAATGTGAGCCATTCCACTGTCGTTGCCGTACAGAATGGTGGCACTGCCGATCAGCTCAAGGATCTCAGAGGCTGGCCGGTTCCAGTAAAGCTGGGTGGTCGGGATCTTCTCAAGAAGTTCCTTGTCTCTCCCAGAGCCTATCGTCACCACAACGTAGCCTGCATCTGTCAACAGATTGGATAGATCTGTCCATCTGTCTGCGCCCCAAGATCGAACTGACCAGACACTCGTAGGTACGAGGACGGCCAGCTTCTCAGCTTTGGCGTACTTGGCGATCTTCTCTGGTCTTTTGGCGACGCAGTCTGGGATCTCGTAATACCGTCTCAGGTTCTGGACGTACCAGTTTGGTCTTGAACCACCAGACCCTCCTGATCGGAGTTGGCCTTGGTAGTCAAGATTTGCATCTGCCGAGAAATCTGTCTCTGGGCAAATGCTGACATTGGGATGCGAAACAGCGGAGAGCCAATCGCCATGCCTCGTGTGAAGCGTGACGTTGAACCCTTGATCTGCTATTCCGCAAGCTGCATACATCCCACAAACAGCATCCCCAATCCCCACCGCAGAGACATAGAACTTAACGTCTTTCGTCTGCTTCGGTGGATCACGTGGATCATCCTCATATTCTGCGTAGTATCCAAGCTCAAGCAAGGATCTATCGTAGACATGAAGTTTGCTGGTTTTTGTGTTGCGGATATAAAGCATAAAAGAGGGAGAGGCCTAAGCCTCCCCCAATTCCTCGGCAACTGCTTAGGCTTTGGAAACCAGAGCGTTGACCAAAGCCTCTGGCTTGGTCACTTTGTAGCCGTAGACATTCAAACCACGAACGATGTTGCCGAATGTGGATTGAGCACGGATGGTTTCGACGTTGGTCATTTGTGAAGCGAAAGAAACCGCATCACGTGTACCAGCGACGATGTTCCATGCACGAACGTCAGCAGCAGTACCTGTACCGCCGGTAGATGAGTCGGAACCCAAGTCGGTGGAGTAAGGCAGGTTGTTGGAGACGTACAGTGTGAAACGGTCGATCATGCCCAACTTGCCGTTACGCAAGGGAGACTGGCTGTCGCCGGTCAAGTACGCTTGCTTCAGGTCAGAGTTCTTAATCATGGCGGCCATCCATGAAGGAATAACCAACCAACGACCAGTCTCAGGAACGTCTTGCTCGTCCAACACTTGGCCCATGTCCAAAATCAAGTCCAACACGTTGGTCTTGCTGACAGCACGGGTTGCGTAGGTTGCGCCCAAGTTGATGTTGCCAGAGATAGCACCAGCAGTTGCGCCTTTGTTGGCGGTTGCTGCACCAGTCTTAATGCCGTTCAACACGTCATAGTCGATGGTGATCTTCATTTGCTCGCTGGCATCGCTGGTGAACATGTCCATCAGCTTGACATCGGCCTGAACAGCATCAACGTCGTCCAACACGACAGAGTAGTATTTACCTTTGTCAATGTTCAATTCCAAAGGTGTTGACTCTGGAACTTCATTGGTGAGGTTCATACCTTTCGTGTAGTCACGAACAGTGATGGTAGGAATGGAACGGATGTAGACCTTGTCGCCTTGGCCTTTGATCTCGCCTTCCCAGTCGTTGTTGGTGATTTCTGCAAGAACGGTGCTCTTGTAGAACTTCGCCTGCAACTTGCCAGACCAAACTTCAGGGATGAACTTGGTTGTACTGGCAGTTGAGTACTGGGGATATGCTCCGCTGATAAGGGCTGCGGAACCTGAGCCTGCTACTCCTAATGACATGATTTTTCCTTAAAAGAAAGATTGATTGTTTGGGTCATCGAATACGACCCTCGACTGATGCTGATGCAATATCAGCTTCAATGGCAACAGCGTCTGCATCTGAAATAGTTCCTCGTCTCATCCTGTCGTAGAAATCTGTGATTTCTGCACGAGTCCAAATCTTCTTCGCTTGCGGTGTCGATGGAGATTGGTTTGTCGGTGGGACGATTTGCTGTTCCAATGATGCGGCGCTTTTTGCCGCCCACGTTTGTGACATCTTCTTGTACGTATTGAAAAACTTGGCCGCACGAACTGGGTCACGGGCTTGTTCTGCTCTGCCGAGAAGCGCCTGTCTGGTTTCTCCTGTCAGGTCATCAACGCCATCCAGCCAATTCAAGAAATTGGTGTCTGCGTTAAGTGCCTCCCAGTCGGGAACCATTTCGGTCAGTGATCTAAAGAAGCTGTCTTGAACGACGTGTGACTGAACAGATTTGACTGAATCAATTTCGGACTTGAGTTTTGCGATCATCGCATCCTTGGAGGCCAGTTCTTCTCTGGCTACTCGACGGGCTACGTCAATCAAACCCTCACCGTATTGCTCAATCTCCTCTGGCTTCACCAGTAGTTCAGGAGGTTTGGCATTCTTCATCTCTTCGAGTTGTTCCTCTAGAGCTTGAAGACGGTTCTTCAAATCTTTATTCTCGTGGGCAAAGCGTGGAACTTCTGCGTTGTACTTCCCTTGTAAAACCTTGAATCGGTGTTCCCAACTTTCCTCTTGTGGAGGAGCAGGGGAGTCGTCAACGGTAGGGGGAGCAGGAGGGTCGACCTGTTCAGCTGGAGGCTGAGGGTCGGCGATCTCCACCGTGTTCTGCTTTGACATTTCTTCCAAAATTTTGTCGGCTCGCATTTCTGCTTCGACAACTGCACGTGGCAATGTAGACATCTTTTCTCCGTGAGCCGAGACAGTCACATTCGAGTCTTGCGGTATTCGAGTGATTTGTTCGGTGTTCAACGGTTGCTGGGATAGGCCAGCACCTGTTGCAGCAAAATGCTGCTAGACAGTCTTTCGACTATCTACCGCAACTTTCGGATAACCTCTTCGGCATCCCTTGATTTTTCTAAAAACTCACTCACAGCCTGCGCCGCTCCTTGCTGCCAACGACAGAGGACATCTTCCTTTGTGTTGGCGCTGTCACGGTACAGGTCTTGTAGTGAGGCCTCCATCCATTGACGGATGGTCTCAAACTGACTGTTGCCCTTGAGCGATGCAAGGGCGTTAAGAACTTGTATTGATGGCTTTTGAAGCATCAGTATGGTCGGCCAGTTCTTGGGTGAAGCCTTGACTTCTTCTTCTCTGGCGCAGGTGGTGGCTTGACGGCGCTGGAGTACAGCGTCGAGTCAGCAGGTGCTGCGGTTTTGGCCGCCTCCTTGCGAGCAGCCACATCTTCTGAGAACGATTTGCCGTTAACAAGAACAGGCTTGATCGGTTCCTTTTTCGGTTTGGCTGACTTTGCTACAGGTGTAGCAGCAGGGGCAGCTTCAGCAGCAGGTAGTTCTTGTGCGGCAACTTTGGGTTGCGTGATCGCCTTTACTACGTCTTGCTTGTAAGAAGGCTCTTCTGCTTTTGCTTCTGCCTTCGGCTCTTCCTTCTTCTCGAAGGACATGTTGGACATGGCTTGCTTCTTCGCAATATCAGACTCGCTCATGCCTGAATCGCCAGTGATGTTTGATGGGGAAGCCTCGCCACCTTTCTCACGAGAGAAGAATGAACGAACAGATTCAACAGCAGACTTCAAACGATCCAAGTTTTCTTGACCGGCTTTCATTCGGCGGTCATAGCTTCCCGGATCTACTACGCCAGTGCGAGGATTGGTATCTCCAATCTCGTCGTCAGAGCGGGTCATCACTGCGCCGCCGTCAGCAAACTTGCGGACAGCAGGTTTCGATTGAACAGTGTTGTGATTTGCGACAGCGATCTTCGAGTGAAGGCTGGACATGCCAACCTTCAATTTCGGATTCATACTTGAAGGTGCGGCAGGTGAGCCTGTTTTGGCGAAGCTTTTGTTTTGCCAATCTGGTTTCATTTCTTTTCCTTCAACTTGTTGATCTGTTCCTTGATCTTGGCGAACAAGGCCTTGGCTTGCTCGATGATCTTGGCAATCATTTCATGCCCTTCATCATGCAGTGCCCACCGTCAGCGCACTTCTTGGGAGACTTGCAACCAGCACAAGGTTTGAATGCCTTGCCGCCGTTTGCCATCTTGACCTTGCCGCCATTCTTCATGCCGTACTCTTTGGCTTCAGACATCATGATCGCCTTGGAAGCGCCGCCTTTTTTCAAAGCAGCCATTTCTTTCTTGGCGTGGCCTTTGCCTTCTTCTTTCATGGCCTTACCACCGTTGGCGTAGCCTGCGGGGATCATGCCTTTCTTGGCAACCTTTTTCATCATCATGCTGATACTCCTTGTTGGGGTTGTACGGTATTCATAGCAGGAGGCGCTTGGTCTCCGGCTACGTTTGTTGCTTCGGGCGCTGCAATCTGTTGTTGTGGCATTGTGGCTTGTAATTGCTGCATTGCCATTTCGATCTGTTCTTTTTTGAACTTCATCATCTCTGTCGATGGAACCAATCTGTCGGTGTCCATCTGGAGACCCATTGCAGTTTCCCGCAACAGATACGCAGCACCTTCCGGCCCAACAATTTGCAGGGCGATCTGGTTGCTCAGGATCAAATTCAAGAACTCGTTGCGACGGACTTGGATCTGCTCCTTGGCGATCAAGCCCATTGCGCCCTTGGCTACAACCTTGAAGTCACCCTTGATGTAGGGGTCTGGGTTGTAGATCATGTTGTGAACATAGAAGCGTGTGACCACCATCGTGACCACGTCGTCAATGGTTCCGACCGCAGTCTTGATTCCCTTGGCGGCGTTGTCCATCAGCATGGACAGGCCAGAGGCTGTGCGGCCAGCGCCACTTGCGCCGGAGCCAGAACCGTAGATGTAGTTCGGGATGCCGGTCACTTCGTCTGCTTGTTTGGCGAACTGGTTGTAGATGCCCATCAGTTCAGCGGCCTTCATCTCAGGCATGAAGAAGCGGACACCCGGCTGGCCACCACCCGTCTTGTCGGAGGTGGTTTGCCAGATCTTCCAAGGATACATCTGGGTCACGTCTTCGCCGTCGGCCAATCTGTCCACAGCGACTTCCACTTGTGGGCCAGAGCCGATACCCA